ATGACAACTACTATAAGGTGTTGTTTAAACCGGGTGTGCCTGTTCAAGCAAGAGAACTTACTGGATTGCAATCAATATTACAAAATCAGATTGCAAAATTTGGTCAACATTTTTTTAAAGAGGGATCAAAAGTAATACCCGGAAATACAACATATATTGATCAATATAAATGTGTTGTGGTTAATAGAGAATATCTTGGAATAACTGTAGAGTCATATATTGATCAATTATTAGATCAGAAAATAATTGGAGCGACATCTGGTGTAAGTGCGACCATAGCAAAAATTGTAAAATCTCAAGATTCTATAGACGGTGAGTTAGCTCTCTACCTTCAATATGAATCTCAGGGTATTGAAAGCGCAGACGCTGTTGAATTTCAGGATGGAGAAAATTTAATTTCAAATATTGATATCGTATCAGGGCCAGAAAGTAGTGCTTTTATTCCAGCAGGTGAACCTTTTGCATCGACATTTTCAGTTGATTGTGTCGCTACAGGTTCTGCTTTTTCAATTAATGAAGGAGTTTATTTTATAAGAGGAAATTTTGTCACAGTTAATTCAGAAACTATAATTTTAGATCAATATTTTAATGATCCTACTGGTAGAATTGGACTAAGAATTGTTGAAGAGACAATAAACTCTGATGAAGATGCAAATCTTACAGACAATTCTAAGGGATTTAATAATTTTGCTGCTCCCGGTGCTGACCGCTTAAAAATATCATGTTCCCTCGCATTTAAAGGTATTGATGATTTTAATGATAATGATTTTGTAGAGCTAGCGACTGTAAGATCTGGTAATTTAACAACAAAAACGACAACAACTGAATATAATTTAATTGC